TTCTATTGATTCCCTTACGGCACCACCATAACCAGCGGTTGTAGTTACTACAGAAACATCTGCATATCCCCCTATTACATCAACGGCCTGAAACACGCTAGCTTTATTTGTAACTTCGCCATCAGAAATATTTGATGATAAAATAACTTGGCTTCCATCAGCCGGTCGTGCGCCAACTTTATTATCTCCAAATTGTACTTCAAATCTACCATCAAATTCTTCATATAAGAAAAATACTTTAGATGTTGCTGTTACTTTAACTGTATCTGTTACCTTTGTATAGGTATCTATAATTGTAGCAGTCGGTGAAGCCTTTACAGTAACCTCTAATGTTGAGACATCAGTCTGTGGATTAGGTAAAAGAAATTTTTGCTCTTTGTTAGAATAATCAACTGCATATTTGTGAGTTAACCTTATACCTTGATTCAACTGTACATCGGGAACCGTGAATCTTCCATCAGTACCAATTATAGCATTATACGAATTCGCAGTAGTAAAAATATATTTGTCCTGATCTATAGTAGCAGAAAATCTTTTATCTTTTTCTACAACCATTGTGGTTGCTTGATCACTAGGAGTTATCTGCAATGTAACTATTGCCTTTGTTCCTTGAACAGATCGAGGTGTATAACCCATCTGTTTGGCTTTCTGTACAACAGAATTTCTAAGTTCCGCAGTATCTAAAAACATTTCATTTGCTAACATATTTAAATAAAATGAATTATAATAAGTATTATATGCTAGCATATCCATTATTACATCCAATCCTGAGCCTGCAAAGTCAAAATTCGCGAATTCACTTTGACTTTTTAAAAAGGCTATCATGTTGGATTTGATAGCCGGCATGTCCAGTTCTGAAACATTTAATTTCGCTACGTCTGTTGCCATTCCTTACCTATACAAAAAAGTTTCGAAAGTTTCGTCAGTTTGTTGCCCTAACATCGTAAAAATAATTTTTATTCTATAAGTATTTCTATCTGGCTCACCCATTACAATTATATCCCTTATTGTAGCCCGAGGTTCTAACATTCTTAAAGAGTCTGCAATTTTTCTAACGAGTCTATTTTCTGTTAATTGATTCATTGGTTCGAATAATAATTCTTGAACACCTGCGCCAATTTCAGGATGACCCAATCTTTCATTTGCTCTTGTTTGTAATATCTGACGCATAGACTGTTTTATCACAGTTGCATTCTTTGTTTTAATAATATCCCCTGTTACAGGATGTGCTTTAAAGGATATATCAACATCAGAATAGATAGTTGCGCCAGTTTTTTCATCATACTCTATTTCTGTGTATCGTGTTTGTGCCATAGATGTTCCTTATTCAATCTATTTATATTACCAACCCTCGTTATTCAATTTATCCAAGTAATCATAAATCTCATCTGCCTGGGCATTAATATCAGTCAAATAATCAAGAAATTTATTTCTACTATTCTGTATCTTATCTTCTTGTGCCTTTTGTGTCTTTTTGCCAACCGATAATTCAAAAGCCCAGTCTGGGTGATATAATAAATCTAGATACGGAGAATCTCCTCCTGCTTGAATGGCAGAATCAATTGCTATATGTGTATCATCAAGAACTTCCTGAATATACTTAGTAAATGTTCCTGTATCAAGAGTTACAATTAAAAGATCATCCTGTGAAACACCAATAGCATTCCAAGTATCTGCAACTTCTTCTTCCTCTTCTAATATTACTTCCACTCCACCCCCACCAATATATCCTTCTGATAGTGGCACAGTTCCATTTATTTCTATAATGGTACCAAGCGGGTATTCATTAATATTTCGCGGTTTCCCGTCGAACGCGGAACCTTTCGAATTCCCGTCTTCATAATTAGGTATATCTATATAATTACCTGCTGTATCAACTTTTGAATAAGTTGAAATAGTATTCGCCTTAGCTTCAAATTCACGTAATCTATATCCTGGATGATAATAAAATGTAGAATTTGCTCTATATTCAGCCTTATACTTATATTCGGTTTCATTTTGATCACTTAAAATTACATCATAAGGCAGTGCAGTTTCTATATCTGGTTCAAATGCTTCATTAAGAACGGCCACTGTTGTATTTGACATATATTCTACAGTTCTTGTTGAACCAGAACCTGGATTGAGTGGATCAAGAATAGTAATAGTTGTATTTTGTTTAACTTTTCTTTGTCCCCCCTCAAAATCATCAACTTCATCTATAAATTCACCTTTTAAAATAAGCAATGATTTACCTTTTGATCTAAAACTACCAGGTTCTGTTTCTTCATCTGGTGTTTCTTGAATCATTGTAATTTCTATCTTAACCAACATTTCATCAATTCTTTGAACTAATAAATTCAACTCTTCTAAATCTATATCTCTTAATTCTAGAAGATCCACATAAGTGGCTTCATTTGCGCCAGATGAAATAAACGCTGGTGGTGATTGCAGCGGGTCCATTGCTCCATAAAGAGGAACATCCATAATCTTCTTTCTTAAACTTGATGCACCAGGTGAAGCCCCATTTAATTTAACTAAAATATCACCTAAAGCCTTTTTAGTATCTTTCAAAAACTCTATTTTAGCTTTTCTTATTTCTTCCGGAGTTCTAACATCCCCAATATCAACTCCTTCATCTTCTGCTCCAGCTTCTCCCAGTCTTTGCCAATATTCCGCATTAACCACATTTTCATCATTCAGATCTTTTATTATAGGTTCTTCGCCTGTTGTATAATTAACTAGACATACATAATTAACACCCTTATAATAAGTTTTATCTCCAGCCATGTATGTTTTTGTATCATCAAAAATCGGAGTTGACAAATCTTCTAGTTTTTCTTGTTGCTTTACTTCCGCTTCTGTCTTCTCCCTCATTCCTAACATCAACGCCAAAGCTTTAAGAGATGTAATTAATGGTCCTCCTGTTGGGCCACCACCTAAAAAACAAACACCAGCACAAAATTTTAAATTTTCAGGTGGCTTATCAGGGCCTGCTGCAGCCATCATTCTTTCTCTGAAATATGCTGTTCCCCCTAATTGCGGTGCCAAGTATAATGTGTATACTCCAGTCGCGGGAATACCTACAGCAAATAATTCTAATATTTCTTCAATTTCTTTACTGAATGCTTGAAGTTCATCCATTTTCCCATCTAAGTATTTTATAATAGGATCAAGTGTTTTATGGTAGCTTTTAATAGTAGCAAATATACTTCTTACATGTGTTTCGGTAGTATCTAAAATTGAACCTAAAGGTGGAATTAATTCTTCTAATCTTTTGCCTCTCCAATCTGGTTTTTCAGGTAAAGCATCTGCATAGAATTCATCTACTACTTTTCCGACTATAAGTTCACCCTCAGTGACTTGAACATATTCCTTATCAGCTCCGGGATCGCCCTCATTTTGTTTATTAAGATCAATTTTAGTTCCTTCTTTGGTTTGTGTACCTGATGATGAGACAGAAGGTACTGCTTCTACAATAATATCACCTTTTTTAAATTCCATGCCGGGTGACATGTATGAAATTTCCAATTCTTGATTTTGATAAGGGACCATATTTCTATTTATTTTTATTTCTTGATGATTCCTTTTAATGACTGATTCCGTTAAAACGGTATTATGAGTATCTGCTTTATGACCTACCGTTTCCCTATCCTCAATTACCATATTATGAGTATCAATAACTTTGTTGACTCTGGCTATTGATTTGCCTTCCGTAGCCTTCAAAACTTTTTCGCTTTTGTATGTTCCGTCTGGGTTCTTTTCGTGTACGTAAAATGAACCCACAGTATCATCTTCTTCTATATAAGTTTTCTTTCCGGGGGAGTCAGAAAGTGAAGGTGGTGTATTTAAATCTGTATTATCAACACTAATAGTTTTGGTGCTTACCCAAGATAACTTTATTCTATGTACGATAGGGGGATTGAGTATTTTATCAATCTCAGCCAACAATTTATGAAAACTTTCTAAGTCAATAAATTTATTAAATGTTTTTAAAATATCTCCGAAATGATCTAAAGAAGGTGCACCCATTATAATAATAATTCCACCTACCGTTGCAGAATTTGAAAATATTGGCCGTCCTGATAGATAATAATCTTCTGACAATAATTGTGATGTATCGGTTGTAAAAGCCGTATTACCTTTAGGAACATCATTTAAATCGTCAAAAGATCTATCAATTGTTTGTAAAATACCCATCGGAGATAATTGTGTTAAACCTAACTTCTCATTAGCATATACAAAAGCATTCTCTAAGGTTAATTCTGTTCCTGTGCTGTTGCCGTCGGCATCAAGTGGGTCTATCCATTCTGTATCTTTTACATATATTTGTTCACCTGTTTCTTTATCTGTAGCTGGAATGTCACCTGCGAAAATATCAGCTTTTACATATTCGCCTGCACCTTGCATAGTTGCTTTTGCATAATATTGACCCCCAATCAATAATCCACCTGTAACAGGATTTCTTTGTACTTCATTAGATGTACCAATTGATTTTGAATGAACAGGTAGATAATAAAAACCTAAACCTCTGAGATCATCTAATAGTTTTAAAATTTCTTGAAAGATTTTATCTAATGCTGCAAATAATGGATCCACCGAAGCAATAAAATAGGCCTTGTTAAATTCATAAATTGTCTTAATAAATGCCGCGTTCTCCTTATGAAGTTCCAGACCTTTTGCTGCTGCTTCAAAAAAAGGTTTTAAAGTACCTATATCTCCTAAATTTGCAGAAGACCAAAGATCAGCTTGTTCCGCCATCTTCCCCTTCCTGCGCTTTCTTTTCTAGTGCATTTTTAACTTCTGTCATCGCTCTAGCCTCGAGATCACTTAATTCTTTTAACTTGCTCATTAGTTCTATCAGTTTTGGATGAGGAACTAATGATTCTGTTTTTTTCCATTGTGGTTGATTTGTCATATTATTTTTTTCAATTATGCTGCAAAAAAGCTTTCTAACATAGCCTGTTCTTTAAGTAAGTCTGGATACCATGGTTGCGCTGCGTTTGGTAATGTTACGGCCATTGGGTTCGGCGTACCCATAATACTATCTACATGTCCGTGTGTATGTTCCAAAAGATTCCTAAAAAGAACTTTTATAACATTCGTTAAAGAAGTTACCTCATTTTTGATACTAATCAAACCCATTTTATCAAAACTTATTTCTGCCATCGGTGTTTTAATCAATAACTCAGCGCCTATACCATTTGACTCTAGTTTTAGATTTCCTCCGGTTCCCAATGGGGCTTCTCCTAATGTTATTTCACCGAATTTATTTTTCATAGTAATGTTGCCAAATGTCGAAGCTAATTCAATATCTGCTGAGATTGGATTTTGTGGCAGAATAGACAAATAACCAACAGCTGATGACTTTGCCGATGACGGACTGGAAACTGGTAATTCATTTAAATGAAGCAAAATTCCACCTGTTCCAGCTTTGGCGTCTGCACTTCTTAAATTAATAATTCCATTTTGAACTGCAGTACTCCAGCCGGCTGAACCTTGACCTAAAAGAATATTTAATCCTGTAACGTTTGTTTCTGAACTATGAGAAATATTCTTCCCTTCACTTTGACATGATGTAGTAAAAGGTCCCATTGTATTCAGTCCAATTTGACCAGCATTTACTGTTTTTGCACCTCCAACATTTTCCGCTTGATTTCCTGCTACCTCGACTTCCTGTCCTGATTTATCTCCCGCTTCTGATGGATTTAAACTCGGATTGTTCCGTGGAAATTTTGTTTGTTGAATTCGCGGAGCAGACATTTTAATATATTCTTTAGCATTAAATTCAATTCGCTTCGCATTTATAAAAGTTACGCCGTTTTTAGTATACATTTCAATGTTACCTTCTTCGGCCTCTAAATGAACATCACCAGTACCACATACTCTAAGCCAATAATCTTCTTTTCCTCCTGTAGCGGCCACAGCTAATTCATATCCATAATCTATCGAAGAAAATTTATTACCACTTATTTGTTCATATGAGTTTCTCAAAACACAGGACCACGCATCTCTGGTTGCTTTATCTACAACATCACCTGCTGGTCCCATTTCTCGGTAGGCACCTGATCTATGTGTCCAAGACAATCTTTCCGCAGTTGGAGTATCATCCATTTCTATAACATGTCCACTTTCAGTCTGATGAACATGATTATAAGGATACTGCGCGGCATATGCAGACTCTGGTTCCATGAAGGTTGGCTTATCAGCATAATCACTTGCCCTAATACCAAATTTGCCCATCTTTACATCTCTTCTATTTTGTAAAGGAGACTCTGCACTACCTTCAACCATTATGGATGCAGGCCCAGGACCGGGTCTTACTCTATTAAGAATTTTAGCTGATGTATCCCGCAAACCCCTAGCTAATCTAGGAGTAGTAGGTTCATTTAAAAATCTTATATTAGGAAAGTTATAAGAAAATTCCCAAATATCTTTATCTTTATGTTTATCAGGATCATCAGTACGTTCTGTAATTTCAACACCCTTATCCCTAACCCGATTCAATTTTAATGGAAATTGGGGCACGTCTTTAAATTCAACTGATCCTTCAATAATCGCGCCGGTTCCTTCTTCTAGTTGAAATGGTTTGGGCTGCCAATATCGGGGATCATTAAAACCATCTTTAGGATCACATGCTTTATCAGGTCGACCAGGCAATGTTCCTAACATAATTGGATCAGTAGCATCTACGCCGTCTTTAAAAAAAGATAAAACCCAAGTTCCCGGAACAGGACCAGTGGGGCTTGTACCAACTTGTGTTTGTGAAGCAGATGTTATTGGCATTAAAGGAAATGACCAAGGTAATACTACTGTTGGCAATTCTTGTTTATCTCTAGTATGCCAACCTAAGTACCTTACTTTACATCTTCCCAGATACAAAGGATCATTTCTATCTTCAACAACACCGATGGCCCAAATAAAGCCAGCTTTGCCCATAAAATCAGTTTCCATTATCTTTCAATCCTTATACTATGAGATGCCTATTGTATCTGGAGCATTGACTGCATCTACCGTGGTAGATGATGCTTTAACGTTTAATTTCTGGTTTGTTATTTCATCTTTAGAAGTAGTCCCGAGCAATCGAGATGCATTTAATGCTTGATCAAATGCTGGTAGATCAGAATACCAAGCATCTTTTCTACATTGAACATTCATCATATACTTTTCAGCATTAATAACATGTTTAATTCTTGTTATAATATATTTACCACTTAAAAATACATCGGATTCTTGATCTTTTCCTTCTTGCAAAGTTTGAGAAGGAGCATAAAAGTTTAAAATTTCTCCAACTCTTAAAGATGAATCACCATACATTTTAAGTGTAATTTTAATATTATCTAATTGTTGTAATTGTGAATCTCTTAATTGTACTCTTCTTTCAAGATTACTTTCTCTTATTCCCTTTTCTTTTGGTCCATCAGCAGCTTTTCTATTTGCCTCAAAAAAATAAGCATGATTTAAATCTGTTGCCATAAATTTTATTTTACAACGTTCACCATTATCACTATCATGTAAAAGATCATTTTTATCTGTACATAATTTACCGGCAGCACCAGATCTAGCCAATGACAAAGTTAAATCTGATATTTTCTTTATAGATGCCTCTGGTTCTATACCTCCGGATTGTGTTTCAGTTTCTACGCCCGTTTCAGGTTCAGGTAATGTAAGGGGTGTATCATCTCTAATAATATAACTATAACCTGTGATATCATATCGCATACGTGTCATATCATGAGTTATTAATTTTGAAGCATACATACCGGCGCGCAAGTTATCAACAATATCAAAGAGTCCATCAATTTCATATTCTACTGCAATATTAAAACCATTTACGATATCATCTGGGTTTAACATTGGGCTAGGCTTTGCATATATATGTCGCTTAGGTTCCCGTTTAAAAATTGATTCTAAACTTTCAAATCTAAAATTAGATAATGTTTCATAAAACATATACAATGCACCACCTGTTTGTTGTGCCGGTGGAACATCACCACGTGCTTGCGCAACATTTTCTTCTTCCGGTTCATTAAGAGATAAAGCCTTTTCCGATAAATCATTAAAAATATCAAATGGTTTTTTAAAAGGAAACGTAATATCATGAGTACCTTCAGTTGGTTCAATAACTAATGGTTTAACTTTACTTTTTCCAACATAACTATTATACTCAGTCTCCAAAGGCTTAACAATATTTTTTTTATAAATGTCCTTAATAACATCATCAATTGAACTTTTTCTATATCCCTTACTTATTCTAGTTTTTTCATTAATAATTGCTTCTACAGAAACACAATGTAAAACATAATTTTTAACTCTTTCAGATGATGATACTATAGGTGACATTTTTGTCACTCTAAAGACTTTCTGAATAATACCATCAAATTTATTACTTGTTGGGGAACCTGCAGTAGCGGTGACACCAGCAGTAGCCGCCACAATTTCAATAAATTCCTCACCAATAAGAGGAACCAATTCTCTTAGTCCGTATGATTCCACTATAGACAAATCCATTAATATATAAGGTGTACTTATATCTTCATATATAGTTACAGTATCAAAAGTTGGAGTTAAATCAATCGCGGCATCTACATTAGGCGACAAAAGAACCAACTTTTCAATCTTATAGTCTCCGGGAGACCGTGACCCCTGAGTAGCGGTTCCATCTTCTATCGGTGATGTTGTGGGAGTTCTATCTGTTTGCAACCATTCATATCCTTCCCCTGTTCCTTCTGCATCTGTTCTTCCTGCCATACTTTACGTTCCATATCGTTTTGATTGGGCTTCTTTAAAAATGCCTTCAATATATTGTTTATCAATTATTTTAATTTGTCTATTTCTTTCATTTATTTTAAATTCATAATCATATTTTGTTATTCGACTTCTTTCCGAATCATTTAAAGTTGACCATGTTTCATTATCAACTACAACTTTTATTTCTCTTACGGAATCTGTTGCTGGCTGTATAATTTGATGATATTCATGAATAACTTTTCTTGCGCGTTCAGCTGTGCCGTATTTACTTTGAAGTAATTTTCTAAAATCTTGACTACTCAAAGGCCAATCAAAATAAGGATTAAACATCCTATTTGCTAAAAATATAATCCAATCATATTTAACATCTCCATAAATCAAGAATGATGTTATATCCGGTCTTTCGCCGTCTCCGATAGTATGTAAATCAAACGTTACGCCTTTATCTATAACGTTCTGCTTTATTAGATTTCTAACAAATATATCAACTGCAGTTGAAGTCTCAAAATATTTACTTTTTGTTATATTATATTCTAATTTTGGTAAATAACTAAAATAAGACATTAAAATCCGTTGCTGACCATCTCTTTGGTCATAATTATTGTTTCTGTAAATGTAAGGGTCATCTTAACTTCAAACGGGTGATTATTCTCAAAAAAGAATGGAATACCGGCAGCAGCATAATTAACCACACAAGCATTACATACACTATCTGATATTTTAAAGGGTGTATCCTTTCCTTTTAGCGAACTTCCTGATCCTCCACCATGACCAAAATTAATTTTAAATTTACTTGGAAATGAAAAAAAGTTTGATCCTGCTCCCCTTTTTGATTCGGTTCCCGTAGAGGTCTGAGAGTTAGTTACATGAGAATCTGTATAACCCGGTAATGTTGCCATCCTAAATCTCTTTATAATAAGATCGATCGTCTCTGATTCCTCGGCTGATTTTGCTATCATGGGAAATTCAAAAGTAAATTTTCTAAATTTTCCAGGTCCTTGATATAATAAAGACATTTTAGGATTAATAGCAACATTTAAACCACCGACAGCTCTTTTTAAAAAATCATTTTTCTTTATCATCTGTGCGACGCCATGCTCTGCTATACTTTCACCAGTACTTTGATTCATTCCTTTTGTAATTCCAGCTAAAGCAGTTGCAACATTTTTTTCTGTACCTTCACCCGATGTAAAATAAGGCTTTAAGCCGGCTGAAGCCTTAGCAGCTGTTTCAGTTAATACTGTTCCTAATCCTTCTTGCTCAGCGTATATAGCTTCGGCGGTAGTAATCATTGCTTGGGCACTCATAGGAAGGGCTATTGAAAAATCTGCTGTTGGAGAATATGTTCCTCCAAATTGAGAAGGATATGCTGTAAAATCTACCCAATGAGCTTCGGTTCCCTTCATAAGATCTGCTGGATATACTAAATTTTTATTCGTCTCTGCGTCCATGTAAAATTTTCCTATTATTCTTGTATAAATAGCCTAATATATTAAATTATTTATAACGAATTGATATGGCTTATAAAGGAAAGTATAAACCTAAAAATCGAAGCAAATATAAAGGCGATCCTACTAAGATAATTTATAGAAGTTTGTGGGAAAGGCGCTTTATGGTGTATTGTGATGAGAATCCAAGTATTATTAAATGGGCTAGTGAAGAAGTAGTAATTCCATATAGATCCCCACTTGATAGAAGGATACACAAATACTATCCAGACTTTTGGGTAAAAACTAAAAAACATGACGGTCTTATAGAAATTTCCTTAATTGAAATAAAACCTAAGAAACAAACTGTTCCCCCTAAAGATACTGGAAGAAAACGAAAAACTGGTAGATTTTTATTAGAAATGAAAAGATATGGGGTTAATGAAGCAAAGTGGAAAGCAGCAAGTGCAGTTTGCAAAAAGAAAAATTGGAAATTTGTTATATTAACCGAGGATCAATTATTATCTAAATAATACATGGCACTAAAACTAACAAAATTATCAGATCAAGCAATTGACTGGTTACAGGACAAATATTATACACTTCGTCAGGAATTAACTATTGGCAGAGGCCGGCAAGTTAAAAATCCATATAAAATTATATCAGAAGGCACTAAAGAAACAGAAATAAAATTGGGTCATATGTATTTTATGAACTATGATCCTAAATGGAAAAATAAGTTACAATATTATGATAGGTTTCCATTAGTTATTCCAATTGAAGCTTGGAAAAAAGGTTTTATAGGAATGAATTTTCATTATCTACCACATGCTTTAAGGGAAACATTAATGAAAAAATTAATCGTCAGAATTAATTTAAATGAGGAAGATTCAAGAACTTATATAGACATTTCTTACAGAAAAGATATAAAGCCTTTTATTAAATATAAAGAAGTTAAACCAACCATACATAAATACGATATAACATACTCTTCAGGCACATTTATACATGTTACTGCTAATGAATGGAACACAGCAATACATTTACCTGTTGAAGATTTTAGAAAAGCCAGTAAATCACAAGTCTGGATGGATAGTCGAGCAATTATAAAGGCCTTATGAATACGACAGATTTTTTAGCTAAATTGGATGAGGCGGGTGGTATAGCCCCAATGAATAGATTCGTGGCGATGATAAGTCCGCCAAGTGGGGTTACGGCGCCTTCACAATTATCTTTCTTTTGTAATCAGGCGCCTTTAGGTGGAAGAACAATAGCCACTTCAGATTTAAAACATTATGGCCCTGTTCGTAAAATGGCAAGAGAAAATACTTACACTGAATATCAATTACAATTTATCATTACTAATGCATGGGAAGCCAGAAACTTTTTCGTTAGATGGATGGATTTTTGTGTTCCAACTGAAACCGGAAATATGAGATATTTTAATGATTATAAAGGCGATATATCTGTGTTGGCATTTGATCAATCCAATGAATCGCTTAGTGAAACTGAGGCAAAAACAGGTACTAAATATATGGATACATTCCCAATAAACGTTGATGCTGTCACGCTGGGATGGGATTCGAATAACACACTTGGTCAATTTAATGTAAACTTTGCATGTCATAAATGGACCACGATATAATTTATTGAATTGGAGATATTATGAGTTTACCAGTAATAGATAATCCGACCTATACGATCAAATTACATAGTGTAGATAAGCCGGTTAAATATAGACCTTTTCTTGTTAAAGAAGAAAAGATTTTATTAACAGCACTTGAAGGTGGAGATACACAAGATATTGTCACTGCAACTAAACAAATTATTAAAAATTGTTGCCTTGATGAGGATCTTGTTACAAATGACCTACCAGCATTTGATGTTGAAATGTTATTTTTAAATTTACGAGCGCGCTCGGTAGGTGAAATAATAACAGTTGGGATGAGACACCCAACAGCCGATGAAAAAAATGGATGCACCGGCACCACACAAGTTGAAATTAATTGTAATGATATTAAATTACATATTAATAAAGATCATAAAGATCTGATTAAACTTGATGATAGAGTATCAGTACAATTAAGATATCCAGATATTGATAGAATGACGAGACCAACAGAGGAATCTCAAATGGATTCTATCTTTCAAATTACTAAAGCATGTATTGCTGGAATATATGATAAAGAAGAATATCATGATATTAAAAATAGTTCTGAGCAAGAATTAGAAGATTTTATTTACAGTCTAAATCAAAAACAATTTGGTAAAATTGTTTCTTATTTTAATACTATGCCTAAATTGAGACATGAAGTATCTTGGAATTGTGAAACATGTGGTAAAAGTGACAAGGTAGCCTTGGAGGGGCTACAGGCTTTTTTCGGTTAATGCTCAGTCATAATAGTTTAGTTAACTATTATAAAACCATTTTTTCTCTAGTACAGAATCATAAATGGAATTTGACTGAGTTAGAAAATATGATATGTTACGAAAGAGACCTTTATGTTGCCCTCTTAATTGAACATATAGAAGAAGAAAATCAACGTATGGAAGAAGAAAGACAAAAATATGGCTGAGACAGTAAAAACAGATCCGAAAGAAATGTCTAAACACCAAAAGTGGCAA